GGTGTTGCCGCCGATAGATGCGTTGTGAGTGCCATCAGTGCCGGTAAGCAGCCAGTTGACGTTCACAACGTAGCCAGCGTTTGTGCCGCTAGGCCATTGTTGCATGGAGGTGATTGACCAAGTGTAAGTGGTAGACATGAGATTTCCTTTAGATTATTTGGCTTCTAGTGCTGCCAAGCGTTTACGGAGGGATTGAATTTCTTTGACCAACATGGGAACAAGTTTGGAGTAGTCCACAGCCATCATTTCTTCTGAATCTTTTGGTTGGTGCACGGCTTCTGGTGCAACTGTTACAAGTTCTTGTGCAATAAAACCTGCACGTTGGTGTGTGTGGTCTGCTTTCCAATCGTAGCTGCGAACTTGTATGGAATCAATGACGCTACCAAACTCAGGGGCATCAACAATGTTTTCTTTTAGGCGCTGGTCTGATGTGGTGTTGTACAGAACTGCGGTTGTTCCTGATTGGGTGATGGAACCAATTGCACTAGAGTTATAAACAAAATTAACATATTGTAATCCGCTTGCAACGCCACTTGCGTGTCCAATTGCAACAACGCCTTGCCCAACATTATATTGATTAAAACAAGTTACACCTTGTGATGGGGTTATGGCTGAGCCATTTAGTGAACCAATATAAAGATTCCCGCCATTATCAAAAAAGCCCCGTGGATTCCCATCTCCATCAGACAGAACAATGAAGTTGCTTGCTGTGCGAATGTCTAGGCCACCGGCGTTACCGCTAAAACGCCCAAGAATAGTGTTTGCACGACCAGTCGTCATGTTTACACCGGCACTTACGCCAATGTAAGTATTCTGGCTTCCAGATGTTTGATTATATCCTGCTTGGTAACCAATAAAACAACCATCATTGCCAGTTGCGTAGTAACCTGCTTGATAACCAAAAACAGTGTTGTCAACACCTGTGGTATTGCTGTAAAGAGCCTGATACCCAACTGCGGTGTTAACAGAGCCTGTGCTATTGGCATAAAGAGCCTGAAACCCTACAGCAGTGTTGTTAGAGGCAGTGGTGTTGTTGCCAAGAGCGGAGCCGCCAAGCGCAGTGTTATATGAACCCGTTGTGTTGGAGCCTAGCGTGGCCGATAAACCGGAGCCAAAAGAACCAATAGCTACGTTGTCAGTGCCTGTTGTATTTCCATACAGGCTGTTTGGGCCAACCGCAACCAGTCGAGTGCCCGTGCTATTTGTATACCCCGCTTGGTAACCTATAGCAGTGTTGTATGAGGCTGTGGTGTTGGCTTGGAGTGCGCCGCCGCCAACAGAGGTGTTGTATTGACCCGTTGTGTTGTTTAATAGAGCCGTGTTGCCAAAAGCAGAGTTGTATGACCCCGTGGTGTTTGAAGACAAAGCGGAGCCAGAAACGCCGGGAACCCCAGAACCAACAACCGTGTTGTAGTTGCCGGATGTATTGTTTAAAAGAGCTTGAACGGCAACACCCACGTTGCCTTGTCCAGTCGTATTTGCTTTGAGCGATTGATAACCAACAGCGATGTTGTATTGCCCAGAAGTGTTCGACGATAAGGCCTGATAGCCCAAAACAGTGCTGATGGCGTTGGTAGAACCGCCAGATGTAGTCCCCAAACCAACAGTCAATGTGCTAATAGAGGCGTCATTGGCAAGGGTCAACGATGTACCGTTGAAGGTCATGTTGGCTGAGCCAGCCAAGTTCCCCGAGCTGTTGTATTGAACCTGAGTGTTTGAGCCGCCAGCAATCCCTGCACCGCCAGCACCAGCCAACACCTTGATCGCTGAACCAGTGTTGTAGTAAAGTTTTCCATCGGCATAGTTGATCGCCAACTCACCCACAGCCAAGTTGCCCGTGGTGGGTGTATTGCTGGCTGTGCCAGAGTTAAACAATATGATCGGGGTGTAGCCGCTCTGTGCCATGGTTTTTCCTTAGAAAGTGCCACCGTTGATGCCACCTGTGATGGCATTATTGGTGTAATTGTATGTCAGGGATGAGTTTGTGTTAACCGGCTGATTTCCTGTTGCCGATGCGCTGAAATGCAGGTAATTCGTGGCTCCTGAGCCAGCAGTTAGCGCCACGTTCGTTGCGTTTGTTGCGGTTCCCGCGGTCGCTGCATTCAGATTAGCAACCTGAGTCGTGCTGGCCACCACAAACGGTGCAGTTCCTGTTGCAACAGTCGATGTCAACTGCCCCGACATGTTCAATGTCGTCACACCTTGGATGTAGCTGCTGGCCAAGTTCAACCCAGCCGTGCCCCATGTGATTAAGCCAGTTGCGCTGTTGCCGGGAGGCAAGATATAGCCCGCCCAGTTGCCAGTTGCGGCACTGTTTGACAGCGAATAAATCCAACCAGCACCACCGGGGATGGCCGTTGCAATCGTGTTGCCTGCACTGTCTTGAACAGTCACGTTGGCAGTCGAGTCATTGTCAACGATGTAGCCCAAACCAGCCGGGACGGTAGTCTCATCAGGGAACTTGAGTGTCTGAGTCGTTGTGCCGCTGAAGTGCTGATACCGAGTCGATGCAGCCGTCAGCGTGGTTGTTCCTGCGGCGGTGACCGTGTTCGTGTAGCCGGGAGCCTCGTTGTTGTAAACGATGTTGGCATTTGCATCACGCAGAACCACACTGTTTGTACCGCTTGACGATGTCACGCCAGTACCGCCATTGGCCACTGCCAGTGTTCCAGCCACAGTAATCGCACCCGAGGTCGCAGTCGATGGAGTCAATCCGGTTGTGCCAAAACTGAGTGTGGTCACGCCAATGCTCGACAGATTCGACCATGTAGGTGCGCCAGTACCGCCGGAGGTCAACACTTGGCCGCTTGACCCTGCCGAAGAAATGGCAAGAGCCGATGCACCTGAGTAAACAATCCCGCCTGCCGTTGCGGTCAGATTAGCATTCGTGCCGCCACTGGCCAAGGCCAAAGTGCCGCCCAAAGTAATCGCCCCAGCCGTAGCCGTCGACGGTGTAAGGCCAGTTGTCCCAGCGCTGAATGTTGACACAAAGTTGCCAGACAAAGCACTTGTAGGAATCGTTGTAGAGGCCGTTACAGCGCTTGTTCCGTTGGCGTACATGTAACCGGTCAAACCGGTCACGATAAGGCTGCTGAAGGCCTCAGCAGAGCCTCCCAGAACCTTTTCCCAAGCACTGGTGGTTCCGTTGAAGATCGCCCAGTCACCGACCGACCACAGCGAAATGCCGTTCAATGTTGTCGTACCGGCAGTTGACACGATGTAGTAGTTGTTGTTCGTGCCCACGCTCGATGTCAGTGTCGGCGTGTTCGTTGAGGCGTTCCATGTGCCTTGGTAAGCGGGTGAATTCAACGCATTGGTGCTAATTGAGGTAATTTGCCCTTGTGCATTGACCGTCAAAGTCGGGATTGACGTTGCAGAACCATACGTTCCTGCGCTTACACCAGTATTTGCAATTGCAATCGTGACCGCGGCAGCACCGGTATAGCTGGTTCCAGTTAACCCTGTACCAATCGTCAAAGCATTGGGGTTGACGGCCGTGATGGTTCCCGATGCGCCCAAAGCCACGGCAACACCGTTGTAGGTTACCGATGAATTGGTCAAGCTTGAGTTGCCAATGTTGCTCAGAGTGTTCGATGAACCGCTAATCGTCTTGTTGGTCAGCGTTTGTGATCCGCTCAAAGTGGCAACTGTGGAGTCAATCGCAATTGTGACGGGAGCAGAGCCATTGAACGACGTTCCCGACAATCCAGTACCAATGGTCAAAGTCGACGTGGTGCTGGCCGTAACAGTTGTTGAACCACCAAGGCTGACTGTGTTGCCGTTGATGGTAATTGAACTGTTTTGTAGACCGCTGTTTTGGATTGCAGAGTTGATTGCCGAGGCAGGAATGCTGATTGTTGCATTTGCCGCGGTTGTCAGTTGACCTTGGGCGTTCACCGTAAAGGTCGGAACAACAGAAGCTGAACCGTACGATCCGGCCGTCACAGCCGTATTGGCAAGCGCAATCGTTACTGGAGTTGAACCATTGAACGATCCGCCAGACAAACCGGTGCTGATTGTCAATGGGCTTGTAGTAGCGGCGCTAATGGTAGTTGACCCACCCAAGCTGACCAAGTTTCCGTTGATTGTGATCGAACTGTTGGCCAACTGAGCATTCGTGACCGTGCCAGACAATGCCGTAGTAGGAACGGTGGTCGAGGCAGTCATTACCCCAGTTCCGTTGCCATAAACGTATCCAGTTAAACTGGATGCGCCCGTTCCGCCGCTACCTGCACTCAGGGTTCCGCCGAGGACAATACCGCCCGCGGTGGGTGTTGCAGGGGTCAGGCCTGTCGTTCCACCGCTGAATGTCGTAACACCTGATCCAGACACCACAGCGCCCCATCCAGAAGCCGTATAAGCCTCCAAGCTGGCGATGTCGGTGTTATATCGGAAAGCGCCATAAGAGGGTGAGCCGCGCTGCGATGTCGTGCCAGAAGGCAGTTGAACGAATGAATTACCCGGCAAGGTGGGGTTTGATGCCAATCCAACCGTTGGGGAGCCGCCTGAAGCGTTGCCGTTGGTCACGGCAATCTGGCTGGATGTGCCTTGAAGCGTAAACACGCCCACGGATGTGCCGTTGATCGACAGAATGCCCGTGCCGGACGTGCTGGCAAAGTTTTGTAAGGTGGCGTTCAAACCCACTGTAGGGTTGCCAGCCGTGCCATCGGCGTTGGCAATAGTCAAGCCTGTGCCAACCGCAATTGCGGTATTGCTGACCGTTGTAGGGCCGGTCTTGACGATCAATCCGTTGGATGCGCCGTCTAAAGACTGAGCAGCGCCAGTCAGATTGATCTGCAAAGTGCTGCCTGCGCCACCGTCAGACAAAGACAAACCAGAACCAGTTGTCAAATATCGTGCTTGAGTAAGGCCAGACGTGCCGCCAACAGTCAAAAATGGATAGTTCAACGCACCGGCGCCAGAAATAGCACCGGTGGTGGTTTGTACTGTCACCCCATTTTGGACAATTGGGACAGACTCAGTGCCTTGTAGTGCCTGCGCCTGTGGGAGTTCGGTGATCGAAACTTGTGCCATATCAGGGTTGCAATCCAATAATTTGTTGATTCCCGTCCTGTGATGGCGTCTGACCGCTTTGCTCAGTGCTCAAGACTTCACCGCCGTATGGCACAGTCACGATGTCATTCGGATCAACCGCCACACTAACGTCTGGACGTGGATATTGTAGGGTGATCCGCTCAGTTTTCCTAGCGGGAAGACGGTATGGGTCTTTTTCATCCGCACACCCTTGTTGGCACACTTTGAGGCCCGGAAAATTAGGATCGGGCATGGCCTCAATGATGGGTCTTTTGAAACGACAACGGTCGCACACGAACACGGCAATTGATGCATTCCCACGCGTGTCAAGAAATCTTGGCATTAAACAGTCCTCCCTTGTGCCGCCAGCGTGGCGCGACGAGAGGCGACGCGTTTGGCAATTTGCTCGGGTGTTTGCTTGCGTCCTTTGTGAATTGCCGACAGTTTGGCGCGAGTTTCTTCGGATGACGCAATACCTTTGTTGACCGGAGTTCTGCCAATCATCCAAGGTGTTTTGCGATTTTTTCCTTTGAGGGGACTGACGTAACCATCCGGGCGCACCCTGCCCAGTGCAAGCGCCGCCAATTGCTCTTCATTTGGCTTTCGCCCTAAATTTGCTTGACGAGTCTTTTCTACGGATTCTGAAGACTTTTTCTTTCCCATGGCTGCCGCAGACATTTTTGCTTTCTGCTCATCCGTTTTCGGAATGCCCGCCATTCGCTTTCCGACTTCTTTTGAAATTTCTTTACGAGCAACTTCATATAGGCGAGAGTTGATGTAAAAACCATCGTTGCCACGCATGCGTTTAATTGCATGCCACTGAGTGCCGCCATAAATTTTTGCCAGCAAAAAGTGCGCAATAAAGTGCTCTCTGGCTGTCAGATCAACAAGATTTGACGAATCGTTTGATCCGCCCAGTGACTTTGGGATGATGTGATGACGTTCTTTGTAGCCATCAATTGACTGACGCGCTTGGCACTTAGCGATCAAATCGTCATAGACTTTCTGGTAATTCATGTCTTGTACACAGTAATGATTGGAAATCATATTTTATCCAATCATTAGCGTGTATACGGCAAAATATTAGGTGAAAAGTAAATGGGCGAACGGTCGCGGTTCTCATTCTCCATCATGATGAACAGCTTCTCAGCCTGTGTCTCAAGATATTGAATACGAGGCACATCCACACCGGGCAAAATCATCGACATTTGGTGCGCCAACATGGCTTGAATGGCCATTTGGGCGTACTGAGGAATCTCAATCTGGCCAGACAAATCACCCACATCCATGATCTGGCGTGAATACCACACCACCATCTGCTCAAATGGGTCACTTGGCGTTGGCCACAGCGTGATCTTGGCTTGCGGGATCGTGCGGTTCAACCAGTATTGAAATGGCTGGTTGGCCGTGAAGTTCTTGTTGGGCAGATTGGTGTAATCATCACGGTTCAAACGAGCCATGGTGATTTCAGTTGAGTTGTTGCCGACAAAAAACTCAGCCACGTTCAAAGTACCGCCGCCAGTTTCACGCATGCGGTAATACTGGCATGTCACGCCGGGGTCAATGTCGTACCAAAGCCACTGGCCGCTGACCCATGTGGTCACGCCAGTGTCTTCCAGCAGGTTCCAAGTGGCGCCGTCATTCGACCATTCCAAATAAATGTGGAACTGGCCAGAAGTGGCAGGCAAGATACCAATCGAACCCGCATAAATTGAATTGTTGCTACCGTAGTTGATGCCAATGTAGCCGTTCGGCGATGTCTGGGTGTCGGCAGTCAGCACATTGTTGTCAAACGCAAGGCCAACAACACCGGATGAGCCGAAGTATCCGCCGTATTGGGCAGGCGTAGGGCGGTTTAAACGGCGATACAGCGCGTTTAAAACGTCATTACCACCCACAGGTAGCAGATATTCAAATTGATCAGCGTTGAAGCCGTAAACCTTCTTGTCAATGGCCCAATAGTTAATGCCTTGATTGATCAAGTTGCTCAGAACGTAGTACAAGGCCTGTTTAGAGGCCTGAATTTGCTCGACAGTCAACTCTTCGGCCAATTTGCCCGACATCCGGGCGCCTTGGTCGATCATTTGTTGGGTCGTAACGACCGTTTGTCCTACTGTTCCGCTGTAAGCCATTGGTTACCTCACCAGTCTTTGTGCTTGTGGCTCTTCTCAACGGTGCTGATCTTGCAGTGCTTCAAGTCAATCTTGCCGCCTTGCTTGTATCCACCAGCCTTGGCTGCGCTGATACGAGCGCCCAGCTTGTTCATTTCTGGTTCAATGTCACGAGCCTTGCGCTCATAGTCAGACAAATTCTGCTCACGGTCGGCATAACGATAGTTTTTGCCACCCTCGTAAGTTTTGGCCATCTCTGCATGACGCTTTTCAAGGTTGGGCAGGTCAGCCGCATCTTTCTTGGCGCGTTCTTTGGCCTCAACAGCCTCTTGTTGACGGCGCTTTTCCTGACGCTCCTCTGACTGCTCACGAGTCATTGGGTCGGTAATTGAAATGCGGCGGCCGGGATTCTTGGCGTTATGCGCCTCAGCCACGGCCTTGATCATTGACTTCAGATCGGACATGTTTGTTCCTTTACCAGCCGGGGCATTTCCAGCGTTTCAGCGATGCTTTTGCACGTTCGGCATCGCCTTTTGAGTGTTCTACAACACCGCTCATTCTGGCACAAAACGAGTCTTTTCGGGAGCCGCCTTGAGGCTGTGGCGCCTTTAAATGCGAACCAGTTTCACGGTTGTACTTGGCACGACCTTTTTCAGTCAAGCCAGCACCTTTGGAAACAGGCAACTTCTCACCGCGGCCAACAGCCAGCGATACACCGCCTTCTTTTTTCTTGACGGTCTTCGCTGACTCTTTGAACGCAGCAGCCGTGGGCGCACCCTTAGAGCCGGGTTTACGCATCTTCTCACCAGAACCGTGAGCGATGCGCTCCTGCTTTGCGTGGATGTTGGCGTAAAGCCCCGGCTTGGCCATTACCAGCCACCCTTGCACATGGGGTTTTCGTGGCAGGTCGAAACCTTGCCGCCATGCGCTTTGTGAGCGTGACGCTTTTCGCTGTAGGCGATGGCCACGGCCTGCTTAACAGGCTTACCAGCGTGGATCTCAGCCTTGATGTTGTGCTTAAAAGCTTTTTCCGATTTGGACTTGATCAAGGGCATGATTAACCTCCGGGTACGGTTAGGGTGTTATTGTTTTGGATCAGCTTGCCAATCACGATAACGCCAGCAGCAACTGTGCTGGAACTCGTTGACAACTGCCATTGGATGTCAGTCTTTTGTGAATAAGCATACGGATCAGCAATCCGGTTAGCACTGTAGAGCGACACAAAAGGCTGTTGCAACACGTTTCGGTTCACGCCAGACACGTTGTCGCCAGCTTGCACCTTGTAGGTCACAGTGACGCTGCCGGTGTAGGAGTTCGATGTGTTGACTTCAACCCAATCCAAGAAGAAGCTATAACCAGCAGGCACGGTGTACACGGTGCTTTGCGAACGACCAATTCCGGGGTTGATCTGAGCCAGCGTGTTGGTGCTTTGCTTCAGAGTAATCGTGCCCACGTTGGTGCTTTGGCTGGTGCCTGCGCTGGCCAAGGTCAAGTTGTTGATACGGAAATAGCTGTTGACAGTCGTCACAGCAGTTGTGCCGTTCAAGAACAAGGTTTCAGACAACGGGTTGAAGTTGGCGTCAAGGCCACTGATCAAAACCGATGCCGATGTATTGTCTGAAGCAGAACTACTCACCATCGTCAGCGTGGTCGCTGAGGTGGGGTAAGTGTATGTGCTTGCATTTTCCCAAACTGGGATAGAAGTTGTACCGACCGATGCTTGATAGCCAAAGATGCTGACGGTTGTGTGGCCCAAGATTTGGCCACGAGCAACTTGCAAATCAAATGGTTCATAAGCACCCGCACGAGTTACTGATGCAACGATTCCATTACTCATGATAATTCCTCAAAGAAGCAGGGGCCGAAGCCCCCGCTGTTTAACAAGCGCGTCCGCCTCGTTTCTTGCCTTGTGATGCCTTTTGAGCACTTGGGCGAGACACTGGAGCAGGATCATTGACAGCCTGTGGCGTGGCCAGTCGTGTACCAGCAGAACTTGTTGGTCGGCTAGAACTAACTGGAGCAGGGTCATTCACCGCTTGAGGAGTGGCCATGCGACCACCATCATCGAAGTGATGCACCTTGCCACCCTTTTTAAAAGTACCAGATTGCAGGCTGTTAGCTACGGGGCGGCTAACGAAGTGACGAGGCATTTTTTCTGCCTTGCCTTGATCGTTAACATTCCCCCCCGTAGCGTAGGCTTTTTTTGTGGCATGCCCTCCACGCTTGTAGCCACCAGCATTGGCTTCTTTAACTTCACCAGTTTTGGTGTTGGTCTTGCCCTTGGGAGTGCCGTCCACGTTGTTGATGGCAAACTTCATTTCGTTGCCTTCAATAGCGCCACCAGTTGCCTTGTGGTGCATCTTGTGGTGAGCCTTGCCACCGTGACGGAAGCCGCCAGCGTTGTTCATGCGAACACCGCCAGTGCCGTGAGCGCGGTCGCGTTCAGCTTCGTGCATCTCGGTGTTTTCAAAGTCGTGCTCATTGCCTTCAATAGTGCCACCCATGACCGTACGGCCGGGGTTCTTCTTCTTGTCGGTATCAGCAGGAATATCGCCGCCAGTTGCTTTGTGATGGACTTTGCCGCCACGTTTGTAACCGCCTGCGTTTTTCTCTTTGATAGAACCGGTGCCGTGAGCCTTGTCAGCATGGTCGCCGTCAACCACTTTGGTCTTCACGAAAGGTTTTTCGTCGTGCTCAATGGTGGCTTTGGTTTCAAACTTGTCGAGAGCCTTGCCAGAAGCTTTACCGCCTTCGGCTTTGTGATGAATCTTGCCACCATGTTTGTGGTGTGCTTCTTTCATGCCCAAAGACTCGTGGTGGTGCAGTTCTTTTTCCAACTTCTCGATATGTTTTTCCATACCAGCGTGGCCACCCTTTTTCATGCCGGTCAAGGCCTTGCGGACTTGCATAGCACGAGCGGCACGAATGGCAGGAGCCATTTGAGCCAGTTTGGCTTGGGCCATAGGAGCCATAGGAGCGGCCATAGGAGCAGCACCCATAGGCATCATGCCACCATCAGCCTTGTGATGAACCTTACCGCCGTGAGCGTATTGGTTGGGGTTCATTGCCTTACGGCGTTCGGCCATGGAAGGCTTCTTGGGGGCGTGACCATGTTCAGCGTGGCCGTGCATGCCTTCATGGTGCTTTGCAGCAGCATGGTGCATGCTATGGTGGCCGTGCTCTTCGTGGTGTTCTTTCTTATGAACTTTGCCACCCTTTTTCAGCTTCAAGATAACTGACGGTTCGTCAGTCATCATCTTTGGCATTTGGCTAAAGCCGCCAGCGTGTTTTGTAGCCATGAGAGCCTCCTATTAAGCTTGGGTCACACCCAAAGCGCCAGTGCGGGTTGCATTGGGGCCAGCAGCGATGCCGGGCAGTGCAATAACCATCACCAGACGCTTCACGCCGTTAGTGGCGCTAGAGGGGTAGTAAGTTCCACGCACATCGCCAGTTGACGAAGTTGCGGGGGTCGTCATGTCAGCAGCAGTAAATACGCTGGTGCCGCCAGTGTCGTTAGCCAAGGTGTTGTTCCAGCCCACGCGGACAACATAACCAGCGTCAAACACGCGCAAAGGCAAACCGAGGGTGTCGGTAGTACCAAACTGGATTGCTACTGGCAAGGAACCGTTAATAGCGATGCTGGAGATCTGGTAGAAAGCCTTCTTGCCAGACACGTTAGCAACAGCAGACGATGTCGTGCCGGTAGCGATCACTTCGGACATTGGTTGGCCGTAGTAGTCGTAACCAGAAACGGTTAGGTTGCGGCTGGTGCTGATAGTGCCAGAAGCGGTGGTCAACTGAACAGCGCGGGGAGTGTCCAACTGGATCACAGTCGTGCCATCGTTGCGGACATAAGTCTTGGTGTTAGTACCAGCAGCCAATGTCAAGTTACCAGCAGCGGCAGGCGTTTGAGCGGCTGCGATGTTGGCATTGTTCAGAGTCTGAGGAACCACATCCCACACATATTCACGACCCAATGGGCCAACACCAACTTCCATTGGTGAAGGATCGCCCAGACCGGAGTTACCGGAGGCTGTGATTGTGATCGTGCCAGTAGCCGATGAGGATGCGCTTAGGGTGTAAGTACCCGTGCCACCTGCACCAGACACAAAGGCCGTGATGTAAGAGTTGGCGGTGATACCGGTACCGTTGACGTATTGTCCCAGAACCAAAGAATCACCAGAATTCATCGCAGTAACGGTCATGGTGGTGCCGGTAACGGAACCAGTAATGACGGCTTCAGCGTTCGTGTTGTTTGTACCAATATAGCCTTGGGCAGTACCCAAGAACAGATCATCACTAAATTGAGGCATTTTTTTCTCCCTGTGGCTTGAACCACTCAGGTTTTAAAAAAGGGTGGGTTTTTAGGCCCACCCGCTTGCTTTACATGCCGGGAGTACCGTACATGGCGCGTGGGTCAGTCCAGCCCACGGTGTAACGCTCGGTGGCTTTGTAGCGCATCGAGTCAGTTTCGAAGTCACCTTCCATAGTCTTCTCCAGACGACGACGCATCAAAAGCTTCATGCCTTCGGGAGCGTCGGTCTGAACCCACCATGCGGTCGAACTGGTCAAGCGGCTCAACACAGCAGCGCCTTCGTCCAACAACCCGATGGATTTCACGGGGTTGATGTCGTTGTTGGCGTTGCCGGTGCGGAGAACCGACTTCAACAGAACTTCAGCTTGGAAGATGTTGCCGGGAGCGACAACCAGTTGACGAGGAACCAAACGAATTTTCTTTTGGTTGTTGTCAACGGCTTGACGAACTTGGATCAACATTTGTTCCAGCGAGGTTTGCGACAACACAGCGGCGGTCGACAATTGGTTGCTGAAAGTACCGTTCACGATGGGGTGAGCGGTGTTGATCAAAGACACGCCGTCACCGCCAACATAGGCGCTGTTGAAAGCGGTGTTCAACACGTTAGCAGACAACAGTTCTTTGGTTTCCACCAAAGATTGTGCCAAGTGACGTGCATAAACTTGACCGATACGAATGTGATCGCCGTCTTCCACCAACACTTTGGTCAAAGCAAAGGCCAAGCCATACACTTTGTACACATAGCGTTGCAGGAACAGGACACCACCTTGTTGATAGGTCACGGGCGTACCGTCAGGCAACTGAGGTGCGGCGCCGAAACCGTACAAGACGGGTTCTTCGTGGTAGTTACGGGGAATGCCGTCTTCTTCACGGAACACACGGCTCCATTCGTCGGCACGTTGATCATAGACTCCGTCGAAGCATTCGTTAAGAATAGGTTCAACAATCGAACGGAAGTCCGTACTGCGCATTGGTGCTGCCATGATTTAGCTCCCTTTATGCAATGGCGTTCACAGTACCGAAGAACTGCGAAGCTGAGTTAACGACACGGACGACGGTGTAGGAATCACCCCACGCATTGTCCACATAGGGGGCCAGATCAACGACGCGCATTTGACCGGGTTGAGCATTACCGACAGCGGTCGAAGCACCCAAGGTAGCTTGCGACAGGCCAGTAGTGGTCGAGCCAGCAGTCACGTTGGTGAACAGGTACTCATTACCGATAGTGGTTTGAGCCATCGAGCCATCAGCTTGAATTTCATAAACGATGTTTTGATCGTTGTAGAAATAAGCAACGCAAGAACCAGCGATGTACGCGGTGTTTGCGGGCCAATAGTTGGACACACGACGACGACCAGTGGAATCAGTCCATTCCACACCAGCAAAAGCGCCAGACCAAGTGGCTTGGGTGCTGTTAGCGGTGATAGGAACGATGACGCCAGCGGAGGCGGAATAGGCTACTGGTTGACCTTTAAGAATAGCGGTCGAGTAGCCAGAGGTGATACCGCCAGCAAGCGCTTGAGCGCGATCCAAACCGGAGGGGTGGAACGCGGGGCGCAAGCCGAACGGAGCAGAGGTTGCACTCATATTAAACTCCTTGGGTTAGCCGGAAAATACCGGCATTTTGCTTGGCTGTTGATCAAAACCACCAAAACCCTCACCCTCGACTGACACCAAAGAACGACCTCGGCTGTCTCGTGCCGCACCTTGCAGTTGCTCCTGTTGGACTCGGATTTTCTCCTCCTCCTCGCGGGGCTTCTCATGATGTTGATACAACATGATGTCCTGATAGATGTCCATCGGCAGTTTGAACAGCAACATTTCGTTGCATGAGATGTAGCCAACATGCTCACCTGACTTCACTCGATAATTTTCAAAGCCGGGGAACTCTTCAGACTTAACTGGAACGTACCCTTGGCGAATCCGCTTATCAATGGAGTCGTAGCTGTTGGTTGTCGAAAGCCAGCACAAGTGCCAGCCATCTAGGTTAGGTAATTTCGGAAGCGCTGATTGCGTCCACTCCTCACTCCACATCTTGCGACGTTCCTGTGTTGAAGCGAACTTATTCTCGGGTGCTTCGCGGCTTGCGTCCTCGCTTGCGCGATCATTGCGGCCACCAGCACTGAGGGATTTCTTTAGGCGTGATTCTGTCATGTTTGTTCTCCAAGTAATTAGCGGTTACCGCCTTGGCGGTCATATCGAATGAATTCGGCGATCATCTTCTTTTTGCGCTCAGGGTTGTCCCAAGCCCCAATCTCTTTCATCGCTTTCACCCGTTCAGGTGACAGCGTGAATTGATTGCGGTTAGTACCACCATACGCAGCAGAAGCTTCACGTCCAGAACTGCCCACTACATTCCTCGGTTTACGAACAGCAGAATTGCCGTCAGATGCCCCATTGTAACGATGGGGTAAATACTTTTGCAAGCGGTTATCGAGTTCATCCCAATAATCTGGGTCAGTTGGTGTCCAACCTTCTTTAGAAAGTTCAACATCGACTTCTTTTGCGATGCGACTATCGGTGTCTGAACCGTCAACCTTATACCAATTGTTTCGTTTCAACCAGTCCGCAGCGTTGCGTTGCACTCGTGGATCGGGTGCGGCCGGTGCAACCGGTTGTTGGCGTGGTTGTTGGTCGATTTGGCGGCGTTGGTTCTCCAATGCGTCCAAGTCCTTACGGGCTTGATACATCATTTCTTGCGCCTCAACCATGGCTTGGCCGTCACCGCTGTTTGCGGCCTCTGCCAGCTTCATTTTGGCGTATTCAACACGCACTTGCTGGTCTTGGACGGCTTTTTCCACTCGAGAAACGAAGCCTTGGTGGCTTTCTTGTTCTACTCGTTGCAAACGCTGGTCGGCTTGAGCCAGTTTGCGTTGCATTTCTTCATTTTGGCGACGCAGAGCCTGAATTTGGGCGTCTTTTTCCTCACGACCACGCTTGGCAAGGTCACGTTTTGCCTTGCGACGTGCTCGTTTGGCCGCCAAAACAGCTTCTGAGTCATCAGGATGGTCGGGTTCTTCGTCTTGGACGTTCCCGCCTTCATTTTTCTCGACAGGCTCGTTTGAATTGTCGTCATCGGTGACAAAATCATCCGGCAAGTCGACCACCGCGGAGCCGTCAACGCCCTCTTCGATGTCTAAATCTTGATCTTTTGGTTCGTTACTCATGTTGGCTCCTTAAACGTAAGCTTTGAACGACAGTGGGTCGTCTGTGACTTTCGCAATAAGTTCGTTAGAACTATTTCTTGACTGCAAAGTGTTGATCAATGCAATCGCAACTTGCAAAAGTTGATCGTCATTCATTTTTTGCCTGAACGAATTTGCACACCAGCAAACAAGTCGAACATTGTCTTTGTAGTAACCCCGTGTTTGATCAATACGATCAATCGAAACATTCATGGCACTCACAATTCCTTGACCCCAAATCATTTGCAGGCCAGTCAATGCACATTTGCCATCTTGCTCAATCCACATATTCAACAAAAACTCTGTAGATATGTCGCCTCCTTCACGCTTTTTGGCTTGTGAAGCCATGCGTGAAAGATTGACTTTGGGAGACAATTTTTGCATTCCGCGATACTTTTCCTGTGTCAAGGAATTTCTTTCCTTAATGCGATTTCTCACCATTTCATTCGTGGCGTATCGTTCTCTCCGCTTTTGGTTCAAAGCGTCTTTGTTCTGAGCGTAGTATTCTTTTTGGCTCATACATACACCTTAAAACTCAATGGATCATCGACGATCTTACTGATAAGTTCATGGTCGTTAATCGTCATGAACAAAACTGGGTCTTCGCCATCCTCATTAGAAACTGGACGCTCCCAACGGTCGCCACCCCAGCGAGGAACGCGCACAAAGTCACCAACATTTGCCCAAGAACCCTCTGGCCATGACGCCATTGTGTCTCGGTTTTTGAACGCCAATGGGCCAATAGACACGACCTTACCGATCATGTTGTTCCATTTTTCGTTCTCTTTGGTTTCATCAACGATGATGATGCGTCCAGCCTTCTTTTTGATCCGGCGTAGTTGGACGATCACGCGGCCACCATAAGGCTGCTGCCCCGGTGCCACATCTGGGAATGCCCATGCCAGTTCAACTGGATCAGACACGCCCGCTTGCCCCTCAATCGTGGGGATTGGGTCTTTTGTATCACTCATACTAACTCCTAAAATCACCTTTGCAGGTGCGTCTTCTAAGCGCTTTATCAGCGCGGCCTCCGTCCTTTAGGGGGACGTTTCATGCCCCAGTTAAACTGGGGTCTATTCTTTGCCCTTATCCTCGTCCAGCAGGTTGTCGATCTCGTCCAACACTTGTTGGAAGCCCTCGTACCTGCCCACCAGACGCTGATAAGTTTCCCAAGATTGAGCATGCCCCGAGGCTAGGGACGCGCTCAACTCGGCTTGTTGAAGCTTGATCACATGGATCAGGCGGTCAATCATTTTTGTTTCTTCAATGCGCTCAGACCGCCAGATGACTTGCCTTGAGATTGGCTGCCGCCTTTGGGTTGCAGGCTAGTGCCGTCCAGCTTTTCGCCTTGGGCCAAGCGTTTGTGCTGGGGCACGTTGATGCCCTTTTGTTCTGCTTCAGATGCCATTTGGAACTCCTTGTTGTGGCATTGCTGCCGGTTGTGGCTGTTGAGCCGATTGTAAATTCTGTTGCTGCATATCGGCAGCGTGATTGATCGTTTCGTGCGTCAATTTTGCATTTTCGATCTGAATGCGTGTCTGGTTGTCCAGTTGATTGCGTTGTGCTTCCACTTGCAACCTTGCCTGAGCAATCTGTTGATCCGCCTTGTCTTTGGCAGCCTTGCGTTGTGTCTCTGCCATGCTGGTGTCTTTGACGACTTGTGCATCTGGAGGCAGTCCACCTTGAGCAGCTTGTTGGCGCTGTTGGGCTTGCTGGATGAGGCTTTGGAAGGCCGGTGCGAAGGCTTGGAACACCTCTTTGGTGTCTTGCTCCACATGGGCGCCAACAACTGCATACAGTTGGTCGATGCTTGAGGTCAACTTCGGATCGTCGTAGTTGTTTACAGGCTTGCCACCGCGGGACTCAGCCACATAGGCATTGCTACGGTTCAAGTACCAGAGCGTCATGTGTTGCTTCAAGTGCTCGATCACATTGTTCAGATAGTTCGGATCAGCAAATGGCGACTGGCCCAAGAAGGGGTTCATCGCAAACTGCAAGTGATCTTGGATGTGAGCGATGTGGTCTTGCTGCATGTAAGCGTATGCAGGCTGGCCAATGAGCATGGCGGCGTTTTCGTCCGCAGAAGTGCGTTGCTCTGGTGCAGGCACGTCCTTCATGATCTCGTTGATGTCCGGCACTTTCATCTGTTTCAAGAAGCGAGACAACACTTTGGACACGTTAAACTGGTCGGGATACTTGTCGACCAGCGCCAACACGGCTTGGTTCTGAGCCATACGCTGAGTCTCAGAGAAGATGTGCGGATCAGACACCGGAACGATGTCGGTGTTCTTGGCGAAGTCATCACGCTCAATATCCAAGTCGGTGACAACGTCAGCCTTACGCATCTCGTCAAAGTGCCAGCGGTTCAACCGGCACAGAATCTTCAGCACACGGGCTTGAGATTCATGCAGTCGAGCGTGAATAGCGGAGAACACCGCGGCGCCCTGCTCAATCAGCGCTTGAGTCGTGCCCACAGGAGCCTGAGAATTGACGTCAGCGACCTTTTCTTCGCTGGTGGTCACTACCCCCTTGGCGGCCGTGTCAAGCCAGCCTAGAAGCTGGAATAACACGTCCGAAGGCGGATTGAACGGCATGGGCATGGCGATCTGACGGATGTCTTGAACGCCGGGTGCGCCCTCTATTTCAATGACTTGGGTGACATCAGGTTGAGCAGACTGACCTGAAATCTTAGCGCCCTTAAGCTTAAGCATAGTAGCGCTGTTGTTGATATGTGCAGTGTCCAACAAAGCGCGCAAAGCACCAGTAAGAGCGGCACTAAGACCGCCAATAAGCTGCGGTAAACCAATCGCATAAGCACCTCGCCATGGGATGAACTTAAACTCAACAATCCAATCCAGCTTGGTCATTGTTTCGTCTGTTTCTTCCCAGTTGCGGTACAGACCAACGACTTGATTGCTCAATTCATCGATCATCAGGATGTACGGCGCCATCTCACCCTTGGAATACTTGTCGTCTTCAAGTTCCATGTAGGTGTAGATGTGGTAGACCTTGCGCAGACCGTCATCATTGTCCTCATACTTCTTGCCCTCGATTTTGTCGTTGGCTTTCTGAGGCTTGGTGGGGTCAATCTCCATCGTGGCGCGGGTGATGCTCACGTCACGGTACATACCAGACGCTACACGGCGGTTGAACTCCCAATGGGTGATCTCGTGCATCTCAGCCGCACGTTCTGCCGTGTAGAAGTTAGTCGCCGCAAAAGGCAAGATCACCCGGTCAATCGGCAAGAACTCAACGCATGGGCGTTTCTTCTTTTCGTCGTACCACAGCTTGAAGTACTGTGAGCCGCCTAAAGGCAGTTGGGTCAGCAGTTGTTCTTGCTCATCACGGAACTCTTCGATCTGTTCGGTGATCTGCCAGTTTAGGAAGTCACGCTTGCGCTCTGCGACCTCCAGTTTCTGGTCATCAACCGTGCCAATGATCTTCGTGCGTACAGGGCCGTCCGGCGGGAACATCTCTTTGATCGCCCGTGCAGCGAAGTCGACGCAACCCTCAGCCATGGCAGGATGGACGACCTTAGAGGCTCCCATAAAGGTTGCACCTCCGGGGGCATCATTGCCCATACCAGTCCGACGAATACCCTCTTCATACTGCTTATCTCTTAATTCTCGTGCGTTCTTGTCGTTCTCAAGCAGGTCAATGTACCGAGCAGACAGCGGCTGCAAGTCCCAGTCGCTCATGCTCTCTGCCATGTTGGAGTAGAAGTCAGGGTTGACCTCTGGGCCGTCCTCCGGCAGCGTCACTATCGCAGAGCCATCAGGCAGTTCTTCGGTGTCAATGTCCTCTTCAGGAATGTCTACTTC